CACGAATGGCGCGATTTGTATATTGATGGCACAGCCAACATTGATAGTTTAATTGCCGACACTGCGGACATTAACGCGGGAACTATTGACAACACAACGATAGGGGCAACAACCCCTCAAAATGGTAGTTTTGTTGATTTAAGCGTAACTGGAGCAACAAGTTTTGATGGTAGTCAAGGCACTGCTGGTCAGGTTCTCACCTCTGCTGGAACAGGTGCTACACCTACTTGGACTACACCAACTACAGGAACAGTTACTTCTGTTACAGGCACTTCTCCTATTGCATCTAGCGGTGGCACTACCCCTGATATTTCATTGGCGGCAAGTTATGGTGACACTCAGAACCCTTACGCATCTAAGACTGCAAACTTTGTCTTAGCCGCACCTAATGGGTCTTCTGGTGTACCGACATTCAGGGCTATTGTTGCCGCTGATATTCCTACACTCAATCAGAATACTACTGGTACTGCAAGCAATGTCACTGGTACTGTTGCGATTGGAAATGGTGGCACAGGACAGACTACCGCAACAGCGGCATTTGATGCTCTTGCGCCTAGCCAAACAAGTAATTCGGGTAAATACCTAACTACCAACGGTTCTACAACCAGTTGGGCAACAGTTACCGCTGGTGCAAGCATCAGCAACGATACAAGCACATCAACCAATCTCTACCCACTGTTTGCAAATGCTACAAGTGGTACACCAACTACAATTTACACTGGCGATGCCAAGTTGCTTTACAAGCCTAGCACTGGTGAGTTTCAATCATCAATATTAAATGCAGGGAATGGTATTGTGGTAAACAGTCAAACAGTGGCAACAAGCTACACCATTGCAACAGGAAGTTCTGCAATGTCATCAGGGCCAATTACAATTGCATCGGGTCAATCAGTCACAGTTTCCAGCGGTAGCCGTTGGGTAGTTCTCTAAAGGATTAAAATGGCTTCACTTGTTTTAACAGGAGACACATCAGGACAGGTAACGGTTGCCGCCCCTGCTGTTGCTGGTACAAACACGCTGACTTTGCTTGCGGCTACAGCAACCAATTCTGTAAACACATTGGCAACAGCGGTTGCACCTACAAGTGGAACAGGGGTTACTTTTACTGGTATACCATCATGGGTAAAGCGTATCACCATCTTAATAGCGGGGTTAACTTATTCAACAAGTATCAAAACAAGTATTCAAATAGGTTCTGGTTCTTTATCTACTAGTGGGTATACAAGTGTTGGCGCAGTTATTGTGGCATCGGTGGTAGGCCAATCTAATGAAACAACGGGATTTAATACGCATTCTGCATACGCAGGGCCAATATCAGGACAAATTGTTTTGACTTTGTTAAATTCTGCAACCAATTTATGGGTTGGGTCTGGGTTTATATCTCATGGGTTACCCGCCATGCAACAAACTTCAGGATATATCGCCCTTGCGGGGGTTTTAGATAGAGTTGCAATCAATACGGCTGCTGGTACTGCTACTTTAAGTGCTGGCTCTGTCAACATTCTGTACGAAGGCTAACCATGTCAATACTTGTTTTAACTTCTGACACGCTGATTGGTACGCCAGCCACAGGTAACCTTGAATACAACGGTCAATTCTTTGGGACTGACAGCAATGCGTCTAGGGCGCAGTTGCAGAGGATTGTGAGAGCTACTGCTGTTGCGTCTACCAGCGGAACATCGATTACTTTTAGTTCTATACCAAGCTGGGTGGAACGAATCACGGTGGCTCTTAGCGGCGTAAGCGTGAGTGGAACGCAAGTCATGCAAGTTCAGCTTGGGACTGGCGGAGTAGCTACAACCAGTGGGTATGCGGCATCGGCTGGAATATTTGTAACAGGCAATATCACATCCGCTAATTCATTAACCACGGGATTTGCATTTAATAATTCAGGTGGCGGTGGTGCTACTCAAACATGGTCAGGATTGGTAACGCTTGTATCGATCACAGGGAATACTTGGGTGTGTTCTGCGCAAGTAACGGATACAACAAATGTCCGCATGGGAAGCGGCGGCGGCGTGATAAGTCTGGCGGGGGTACTAGATATGATTCGTTTAACCACAGTAGGCGGCACTGACACATTCGATGCTGGCACAGTCAACATAATCTACGAGGGTTAATCATGGCAACAGTCATTGATGGTTCAGCAAGCGTCACGATCAACAACGGTGCGGTATTGGGGATTACTTCTGGCACTGCTGTTGCCAGCACATCAGGTACAAGCATTGACTTTACAAGTTTGCCAAGTTGGATTAAGCGTTTGACAGTCATGTTTAATGGCGTGTCTTTATCTGGTACAGCAAATCCCTTAATTCAAATAGGGGCTGGAAGCGTAACAACTAGCGGGTATATATCCAGCGGTGCGGCTGTAGCAGGGGCTGGATCAACAGGTATGCTTTCTTCGACAACTGGATTTGTTATGAACAGTAGTGGTGCGGCAAATGTTGTTTCTGGTCACATGGTAATTACAACTCTTGGATCAAATGTTTGGGTTTCATCGCATTCTGCAAAATACAGCACTACATTTTGTTTATTTGGCGGCGGAGATATAACGCTTGGCGGGACGCTTGATCGTGTACGCATTACAACCACCAACGGACTGAACACCTTCGACGCTGGTTCAATCAACATTCTTTATGAAGGATAAAAAAATGACACACAGAATCGTAGTAAATGTAGAAACAGGCGTGACCACACAAGTTGAGTACACACCTGAAGAACAAGCCATCCATGATGCGGCAGTAGCGGCACAGCTTGCTGAGGCAGAAGCCAAGGCACTTGCAGAAGCACAGGCTTTGGCAGAGGCACAGGCTTTGGCTGATGCACAGGTGGCACAACAAACGACAACTCAAAGCACAACACCATGACCCCAGACCTACAAAAGTATTACGAATCCCGATTTGAAATGATGGGGAATCAGGGTTGGAAGGATTTAATTATTGATATTGACAATATGATAGAGTCACTCAATAATATAAGCGTAATTCCTGATGAAAAGACCTTGCAGTTCCGCAAAGGAGAACTTTCCATCTTGACTTGGCTGAAAACCTTGAGAGAGGTCAGCGAACGAGCCTACGAGGAATTGAATGAAAAGAATGTTTGAATTTGCCTGTGAAAACGGGCATAAAACCGAAAGACTCTGTGATTATGAGACGCAGAGTTTCAGGTGCGAATGCGGAGAAACAGCCAACCGCATACTCAGTGCGCCAGCCTTTAGGTTGGAGGGGTGGTCTGGAGCATTTCCATCAGCGCATGGAAGATTCGAGAAAAGCCATCTTGACAAACTAAAGTCTGAACGCAAGCAAAACTCATAAGCAGAAATGCCGAGTTTAATGTCCTAAAACCGATTTACGGCAGGAAAAGGAAAAAATATGTCGATTGTTGACAATGATGACCAGACGCTAAGTGAGTTAGAAGCAGTTGAGAGCAAGAAGCAACAGACTGAACTTCAGGACTTGCCCGAGAAATACAGGCAAAAAACCCTTGAAGAAGTGGTCAAGATGCACCAAGAGGCTGAGAAAGTCATTTCTCGCCAAGGCAATGAGGTTGCAGAGGTTCGCAAACTGGCAGATGAACTGATTAAGCAAAATCTGTCGTCTAAACAAGAGACTATTGAAAAAGAGCCAGAAGTAGACTTTTTTGAGAATCCTAAAGAGGCGGTTCGTAAAACTGTTGATAACCATCCTGATGTTTTGGCGGCTAGACAAGCCAGTCAAGACTTCAAAAAGATGCAAATTCAGCAAAAGCTGGCGCAAGAACACCCTGATTTCGGTCAGATTGTTCAAGACTCAGACTTTGTGGATTGGGTGAAATCTTCACCTGTTCGCATAGGTTTGTACGCAAAAGCAGATGGTGAATTCGATTACGACAGTGCTAACGAATTGTTGACCACTTACAAACAGTTGAAAGGTGTTAAGGCAAAGCAGACATCTGACGCAGGGGAAACTCAGCGCAAGTCAAGCCTCAAAGCCGCAAGTGTTGATGTGGGTGGTACAGGGGAATCTGGAAAAAGAGTTTACCGAAGGGCTGATCTAATTCGGCTGAAGATGACTGACCCTGCTCGCTACGAGGCTTTGAGTGAAGAAATTTACCAAGCCTATTCCGAGGGTAGAGTCAAATGACTTAACTAATCGTTTTTTGGAGATTTAACATGGCAACAGCATTTTCCCCCAGTAATTCAGTTACGGTAACCACCGCAGAGAAATTCATCCCCGAAATTTGGAGTGATGAAATCATTGCGGCTTACAAGAAAAACTTGGTTTTGGCAAACCTAGTAATGAAGATGAACTTCAAAGGTAAGAAGGGTGATGTGGTTCACATCCCTGCACCTACCCGTGGTACAGCTTCATTGAAAGCCGCTGAGACAGCAGTCACTTTGATTGCCGCCACAGAGACAGAAGTTCAAGTGTCAATCAACAAGCACTACGAATATTCTCGTCTGATTGAGGACATCGTTGAAGCCCAAGCCTTGAACAGCTTGCGTAACTTCTACACCTCAGACGCTGGCTATTCCTTGGCAAAACAAGTTGATACCGACTTGATTCAGTTGGGTCGTGCGTTCAACGGTGCTACCGTTGGTACAAACGATTACGCTACTGCCACCGCATCCACCAAAGCCTTTGTTGGCTCGGATGGTACAACTGTCTATAACAGTTCAACTTCCAATGCCGCCGCATTGACAGATGCCGCCATTCGCAGAACTATTCAGCGTTTGGATGACAACGACACCCCAATGGACGGTCGTTTCTTCATCATCCCTCCATCAAGTCGCAATACTTTGATGGGCTTGTCTCGCTATACCGAGCAAGCATTTGTGGGTGATGGAAACGCAATCCGCAATGGTGAAATTGGCAACCTCTACGGTATCCCTGTATTCACAACAAGCAATGCTGACACTGCGGCTGGTAACTCCACCACAGACCGTATTTGCTTGATGGGTCACAAGGATTCAATGGTTCTGGTTGAGCAAATTGCTGTTCGTTCACAAGTCCAGTACAAGCAAGAGTACCTTGCCACACTGTTCACATCTGACACTCTGTATGGAGTGAAGGCAGTTCGTGCGGCGGCTACCACTGGTGCGGCATTGTCCTCATCTGCCTTTGCTTTGGCAGTTCCAGCCTAATTGCAGTTGTCCCTCCTACTTCTAGCAATAGGGGTAGGGGGACTTTTTTAACCTAATTAGGAGAAATCAAAATGGCAACCGCTTCAGCAGTAGTTTCACGCAGAGGTAATGACCAGTTTCGGGGTTTGTTCTCTGATACTTGGGCAGTTACTTGTACCTTAAATGCTGGTTCATTAGTCGATGGCGCTGGTGAAACAGACGATGTAACAGTGGATGGTGTCGCTTTGGGTGACATGGTTATTGGTGCATCTTTGGGTGTGGATTTGGTTGGTTTGACAGTTACTGGCTATGTCAGTGCCGCCAATACCGTCAAGTTCCGCATTCAAAATGAGTCAGGTTCTACAGCAGACTTGGCATCTGCAACAATGAAAATTGTTGTGGTTCGCATGGTGTAAGGATAGGGGGGCTAGTCCCCCCTTTCTCATTTGAGGGGTTTTATGGCTACTTTTCGCTGTCTTCAATCGGGTAACACTGTGACCTTTACCTTGCCCCATGACATTGCGTCAATGATTGGGCATCAAGGTTATGTAAGGATTGATGAGGCAGAAGTAACCAAAGAATCTGTAGAATCAGAAATTAGAACAGATACCGCCTTTCGTGCGCCTGTTATCCCAACAATCAAGCGTATGGGTAGACCCAGAAAGGTTATAAATGTCTGATATTGACGCAAGAGACTTTGGCAAATTAGAGGCTCAAGTTGAGGCACTCCAAAAGGAGATGCACCAGTTAAGTGCAGATGTAAAAGCCTTACTTGAACTTGCCAACAAAGGCAAAGGTGGTTTTTGGATGGGTATGACCATCGCTTCATTCATGGGCGGTGTGATTACCTTTATTGCTGATCGACTCTGGAAATAAGGAGAACACTATGTATGGCAAGATGACAGACAAGAAAATGAGCAAAGGCAAGACTGAGAAAAAGGGTGTGCCTGTTGCAATCATGGTAGCTGTTGGCAAACCAAAGGGTATGCCTATGCGTGGTAGTCGTACCGCTACAAACATGATGAAAAAATCTAGTCGTGGCAAATGAAAAAGACCAAAGCACAAGCCAAGATCAGCAAGGTCATGCGTGAATTCAAGGCTGGTGAGTTGACTTCCAACAAAAAGGTTGTCAAGAATCCCAAGCAAGCAATGGCTATTGCGCTAAGTCAAGCTGGCAAAGCAAAGAAATGAAGACCAAATCCAAGGTCAACCAAGCGGGTGTCTACACCAAACCTACCATGCGTAAGGCTTTGTTTGAGAAGATCAAGGCTGGTTCTGCTGGTGGTGACGCTGGTGAGTGGAGTGCGAGAAAGGCACAGATGCTTGCCAAGGAATATAAAGCCAAGGGCGGGGGGTACAAGACATGAGCAAGACTGCAACGCACTATTTGCCTGATGGCAAGGTCTACAAGGGCAAGGTTCATAAAACTGGTGGTGTTTTGATGTCTGGTGCAAAGCACACCCCTGAGAGTAAGAAATTGACTCATACGCCACCCAAGAAGGGTAAGAAGTGAAAGACCCTCAGCAGTCTCTAAAGGATTGGGGTAAGCAGAAGTGGCGTACCAAGTCAGGCAAACCATCGTCTGAGACTGGTGAGAGGTATTTGCCCGAGGCGGCAATCAAGTCTTTGAGTTCTGCTGAGTATGCGGCAACCACCAAGGCAAAGCGCAAGGGTACTGCGGCTGGCAAACAGTTTGTCAAGCAACCTAAAACCATTGCAAAGAAGACGGCAAGATTCAGATGAGGTAAAAAGATGAAGACACCTACTTGGCAAACAAAAGCTGGACAAAATCCCAAAGGGGGGTTGAATGCCAAGGGGAGAGCGTCTTATAATGCACAAACTGGTGGTAATCTGAAAGCACCAGTTAAGTCGGGGGATAACCCTCGCAGAGCAAGTTTCTTGGCTCGTATGGCTGGCAATGATGGTGCTGAATACGACAAGAAAGGTGAACCGACTCGATTGCTTCTTTCGTTAAAGGCTTGGGGGGCTTCCTCAAAAGCTGACGCAAAGGCAAAAGCTAGAGCAATTTCCGAAAGGAATAAGGCGAAGGCAAAATGAGAGCATTATCGGTTGGAATTAGTCCCACAGCGGCAGTTGATACGACAGTCTACACCTGTCCAACGGGCTATTACGCCAAATTTACCGTGATGTACATCCACAATACTGGTGCATCTACTAAGCATATAACTGTTCAGTGGTTTGACGCAAGTGCTAATGCCACGCTAGATATTTTGACCCAATACTCTTTTACAGCAAAAACCTATCTTCAGTTTGATGGTGGCGCATACATTGTTTTTGAAGAAGGTGACAAACTCAAAATCACAACTGAATCTGGTTCATCATTTAGCTTTATTGCCACATTTGAACAAATAGGATTGACAAGACAATGACCTACCTAGAACTCATCAACGATGTATTGATTCGGTTGCGTGAAACAACTGTATCAACAAATGCCGAAACAACTTACTCAACTTTGATTGGCAAGTTTGTCAATGATGCCAAGCGTCAAGTTGAAGATGCGTTTGCTTGGAATGTTTTGGGTCAGACAATTACTGTGACTACTGTTGCGAGTACACCGTCA